GAAGAAAAAGCATGGGCCGACTACTTGTTCCAAAAAGGACCAGTGATTGGATTAAACGCTAACATTCTTAAAGACTTTGTAGATTACACCGCATATAACGCACTCAAGGAGATTGGCATTAAGTACACTAACCCTGCACCTAAGACAACTCCTATTCCTTGGTTTAACAAGCACAGCGATACTAGTAAAAAACAAACTGCTCTACAAGAGAATGAAAGCACTAACTACGTTATTGGCGTTATGAGCGATGCAATCGATTATGACGCATTACCAAATTTATAAGAGAGAAGTATGATTACAGTATATTCAAAACAAAACTGTCCGTTTTGTGACAGAGCAAAAGCATTGTTAGAAAGCAAAGGTATTCCATTTAAAACAATTATGATGGAAGATGAACCAGATGCACGTGAGTTCCTTATGGATCAAGGCTTGCGTAGTGTTCCACAAATTTTTAAGGATGGCGTTCTCCTTCCTGGTGGCTATCAGGGCCTAGCAGGTAAAGACGAAGCATTTTTTGAAACATTAAAGGGATAATATGTTAATTGACAAAGGCGTATCAGTAGGCGAAGTAATTACACTTAAACTAACTTCAGGAGAAGAATTAGTAGCCAAACTTACAGAGGAAACAGCAACTTACTATAAGTTGAGTAAGCCAATGGTTATTGGTATGGGTGCAAAAGGACCAGGACTTATGCCGTATTTGTTTACAGTAAGTCCCGACAAAGAAGTTAAACTACTTAAGACTACTGTAACTGTAGCAGAAGCAACAGACAAACAGTTTGCAGATCAGTTCATTCAAACAACAACTGGGATCACGTTAGCGTCTTAATTACGCTGAAAACGGTTGATCTAAACTACTAGGCAAGGCCGCTTCAGGCTTTGCCTTTATCAAATCCGCATACGTTTTAAAATATTTTGCTTCCTCTTCATCGGATAATACAGCCGATGTTTTAATAGCAGTTTCAATACTCAACGGTGCTTCGCCGTATGTTTTATTTTCGTCAAATAACTTTTTAAGCAATTGCCACTGACGTGCTCTCTCATTAGTTTGAGCTTGAGTACGACTAGCACCTTTCCAAAAAACAGAATATTCTTGGAAGTTTGCGTTAAGTTTATCACGCTTATCTGAGTAATACGTTTCTTCGGCTGTTCTAGTAGCAGGATCTGGTTTGTCTTTTACTACTTGTCTTCCTTTATCTCGTATAGCAACATATCCAGGGTACCAAGCATTAAGATTTTTTTCAAAATTATCTTTGGCAGTAATAGTCTCGAAGTAAGTCCTAATTTGTCTCCATTTTATTGCATAGGCTTCAACAAATGCCTCTGAAATTTTTTCATTAGGATCTTTGCCAAAGATTCCTGTTTTAGGTGTAGTTGTAGTAGTAGTTTCAGGTTCTTTAATTTTTGTTTCTTTAATCTCAGACTCTGGAGACTTAGGCGGTTGTGCTGGATTGCTGGCAGCGGCCTGTGCAACAACTTTATTAATTTGTGCGGCACTAACTTGACTAGCATCAATCGTAGCGGCCCTGGCCGTGGCCATAATGCCACCTGCAGGTTGAGCCAATTGATTAGCAAATGCAAATGCCTTTAAATCTGCAACACCTGCACTAACAGCCGTATTGGCTTTAGTTTCGATTGCACCAAATGCCGCAGTAAGACCAGCACCCGCAGTAGTCATAGCAGTTTTTAAATTTGCTAGACTACTTAACTTACTGGCATTATCAGGATTAGCGGCAAATGTAGTATATGCCGGATTAGTAATAGGAGGACCACTGGGATTCTGTGGATCCGGGATAGTCTGCGGAGGTACACTATTAGCAAACGAAGTAATTGATGCGCCTGCGCCGGTGGCAAGACTTGATACTTTATCTAAACCTGCCTTAGCAAAATTAGATGCGGTGTTTAATGCCGCAGGAAGTTTTGCACCAAAGTCTGCTCCTGCCTGTGCTACAGTTTTACTAACAGCCTCTGCCTGTGCTTTTAGAGCGGCAGGTCCATCTTGAAATATAGCCAATGCACCGCTGGCGGCTTTTAGTTGTTCTTCAGTTGGTGGTGCACCGGCTGCTAATGCTTTCTTAGTTGTTAGATCCATATTAGCCTGTGCTACTGCCATTAATTTAGGAAGTTGCGCCTGCGCCGCGGCCATCTTTGCGGCTACTGCGGCCTGTGCAGAAGCAAGTCCTTCGCTGACATCAGAAGGCAATGATCCAGCAACGTCGCCGATTTTATTAATCGAAGCGGTAATACTTTTATTAATAGATCCATTTTTAATAGCATCTATAGTAGCATTTAAACTAGGACCATTAGAATCTGCCGGGGGAGTAAATGTGCCTGCATCTGCAGGAGGCTTAGGAAATGAACTGGCTATCTTCTTTGCCGCATCATTAACTATACTAGCCGCAGATTTGATTAATGTACCGGTTTGTTGACCAAATCCATTAGTAGCAAAATCAAACCCATCTGGTGGGCTAGGTAAATTTAGTAAAGGCATTGTTACGCTCCGTCATTAAACACATTAGAACTTCCGGTGATAGTTGTATATGTATCTCCGCCTTGTCCAAGGCCTGTATCTCCAATACGATGCACAGGCAAGTTTTCTGCAAACACAGTAGCAGATCCAGTAAGTGTTTGGCTAGTATGTCCGCAGGATTGTTCGCCAGGATCTCTAGTGGCTACTAGTTGTGCTAGGTTGTTTGTAAACACAGTACTGCATCCGGCAATGTGTGTGGTAGTATAATCTACCGGTGGGCTAGGGGAGTGCAAAGGACATTTTCCTTCTCCCAAATCTGTTAATCTTGCTAGTGCTGGCATATTCATATTTATCGGTTGACAACTACCAAAAATAATACTAAACTACGATAATTGTGCGATAAATATTACTACAACGGAGACACGACATGATTACAATAACAGAAACCGCTGAAAAAGAAATTCAAATGGTGCTGGATGAAAGCAAAGAAAAATACCTTAGAATTGCAATAGAAGGTGGAGGATGTTCGGGATTTAATTACGTGTTCGATTTTGCAAAAAACAAAGAAGAAGACGACTTTGAATTTGGTAGAATATTAATAGATTCAATGAGCATGAACTATTTGCAAGGAGCCAAAGTCGACTTTATCGATGACTTAATGGGCTCTAGTTTTAATATTGAAAATCCAAATGCACAAACAACTTGTGGATGTGGAAGTTCGTTTTCAGTTTAAGGAGATTAAATGGCTTATTCCGATAGAGTTATAGATCACTACGAAAATCCTCGCAACGTAGGTAGTTTCCCTAAAGACGAGGAAGGCGTTGGCACAGGCATGGTGGGAGCACCTGCTTGCGGCGACGTGATGAAGTTACAAATTAAAGTTAATAACGAGGGCATTATTGAGGATGCGAAATTCAAGACATACGGATGCGGAAGTGCTATTGCTAGTTCATCGTTGGTCACCGAGTGGCTCAAAGGAAAAACGTTGGATCAAGCGGGAGAGATTAAGAACAGCGCGATTGCCGAAGAACTTGCACTTCCACCCGTTAAAATCCATTGTTCAATTCTTGCGGAAGATGCTATCAAAGCCGCAGTAGCAGACTACAAGGCAAAAAATGATATCACTGTCTGAGAAAGCCGCAGAGCGAGTAAAGATTACACTAGACCGTAGGGGCAAAGGGCTAGGCATTCGATTAGGTGTTAAAACTACAGGCTGTAGTGGAATGGCTTATATGATTGAATTTGTTGACGAGCCCACAAAAGAAGATATGAGTTTTGTTAGTCACGGTGTACACGTATTTGTTGATCCAAAAAGTCTAGCATACCTGGACGGTGTACAAGTTGAATGGGTAAAGAAAGGTCTTAACGAAGGATTTGACTTTACCAATCCAAATGAACGTGACCGTTGTGGCTGTGGCGAGTCATTTCGAGTATAAACCAAAACACTTGACAGTTACCAAAAGTTGTTATATAATAATCCTATAGTAACAATATTTGGAGGTAACTTTGAGTATGCACTTAGAAGGCCCGTGGCTTAGTACCACTGGCAAAAAGAAAGGCAAACAAAAGTTTCGTTCTGCTGAACATGCCAAAAAGGCTAGAGAGTTAGACGAAAGTTGGAAGGCACTTCAAAAGAAGTGGGCCATCGAAGCCGAAGATAAAAAACGTAAGCGTGGACTAGCGGCACCGACGATGAATCCGGTAGTCAACAAGCCATTCGTTAGAGAAACACCAAAGATTGCTAGTTTACCATTTACTGGCGGTCCTTGTTTAAAAGCACCAGATAAAGTTTATACAGGCACAATGATCAAAGGCATCGGTACTATGCACAAGAGTAATGCAGTTCCAATTTTTAGTAATGAAGAAGCCGTAGAAATCTCCAAAATGAGAAGATAGGGCCTATTTAACTAGTGATTTTGGAATTATGAACTATATATTTGTACGTTTCGCAAAGAAACTAAGATAGTTGGATTAAAGTATGTCACAAGCAGAAACAATCCTGCGAGTCTTGGCCAATTGGAAACCCGTGAGATTCGGGCGGTCAAGTTCGCCAAAGGCACACAAGTTATGAGATTGTGCGTCCAATGGAGACAACTACACGAACCCAGGGTTCTTTAATTGAGCCTCGTGAAGTTAACTCCCTTAATGTAATGTTGTTGCGGTGCAATATTATGCCCAAAATAACACTAAGTGAAAGGAGGACTTATGGAAAAGTCATTTAGATTAGTATCCTATTTTTTAGGATTAGTTATGGTTGCCGTTTTGGTTCAAACTGTAACGACTACAAAGTTTCAGTCATTGCGTGAACGAGGCGGGCTATACTCACAGGACGTAGTGTCTATCAAGACACGAGAGCGTCAATTAGATTGTTTGGCAATCAACATTTATCGCGAAGCAGGTTATGAGCCATTCGAAGGTAAGGTTGCTGTTGCCCAAGTAACAATGAACCGTGTTGCATCAGGCAAATTTGGACAAGATGTCTGCGGTGTCGTTTACCAAAAGAACGTAATTATGGAAAAAGTTGTGTGCCAATTTTCATGGGCATGTGACTCTGCGGCAAAAACTAAACCTGTAAACAAGGAGGCTTATAATGAAAGTTACGAAGTTGCTAAGAAGGTTTTACTTGAGAATTTCAGATTGGACGTTCTCAAAGATGCTTTATACTATCATGCCTCCTACGTCAACCCAAGATGGAATTTGGAAAAAATAGGCAAAATTGGACAACACATTTTTTATAAAGGCAAGGAAACCAAAATATGATTAATAATATTGATCAACTCAAAGAGTTTGTTACTACCAAAGTATCTCAAATTTCCGCAGAAACATTTGGTTGGTTAGCAGTCATTGTATTACACGCTAGTACCATTCCAAGTTTGTTAGCAGTAATGAGTGGACTTACAGATAGACTACCAGCAGTTGATTTGGTACTGTTAGTTTGGTCCGGACTTGCGCTGTTGTTTGTCAAAGCCGCTGTCCAAAAGGATATGCTAAATGTAGTTACAATTGGCTTTGGTTTTATTGTTCAAGCCGTTTTAATGGCATTGATATTCTTTAAGTAATTCGATTACCAAACCAGTTGACACCACCTTCGGGTGGTGTTATACTTTTAACTGTCGTAAATTGTTTCACACACAGAAAGGCACATTATGAAAAAGGCACTTTTGGCAATATCTATGGTAAGTATTCTTTCTGCTTGTTCAAGCATGAAGGAAATTGAAGTCCGTAAAACTGCGGCACACCCAAGTTGGTATGCTGATTGCGAACAACGAGGCAAAGAAGGCTGGTTTTGGGCACGTGAGGGTTATGTCTATTCTTGCGGTATGGGCGAAAGTCGTTACCAGCAAGCATCAGAAGCACAAGCAGATGCCTTTGCATTAGACGGCTTTGCCAAACGCTTAGGTAGTCGAGTCAATTCTTTGACTAAAGTAGAAATTATCGACGAACGAAAGGCTACTCAGACCCGAGTAGAAACATCTACTGGTAACCAATTGATACAAGATCAATTAGAGTCTAAGAAACATCAGTACTCGTTAAACGGACAATATTACACTTATGTTCGTTTGAAAATGACTGAAGATACTTTCAATCGTCTTAAGGCAAAGGCTCAGTAATGACACACCCTTATACAGTTAAGAACTATCTGTGGTTAGCAATAATTGTAATGTTTGTGATTATTGCTCTACTCTCGGGCTGTAGTTCTGCTCCTACTAAAACGGCACAGTTTTGTAACACATCAAAAACTATCGAAGTAGTCGATGGAGCCAATGTGTCTAGCAAAACTACTGTAAGATGCTCCGATGATTTTATTGAACGTCATGTTCCTGCAAGAATTGGCGTAGATCAAAATTGTCGTCCTGTAGTTACACAATATGGAAGAAACTATGTTTGCGAAACACATCGTCAAGGTCATTACGTTTACATTTCTGACCCTGCTAATCTGTCAAACTAGTCAGGCTTCAGATCTCCGTGTTCCATTAAGTGCAACCGGAGGTGTGAGAAATGATTACGATTATCCTGGAAGTGCTGTTAGTGTTTTTGCCAACCTAATTAAAAGTTGGGATGGCGCATTGAGTAAAGAAGATAGACGTAGACACACAAATGCTGTTATACTAACATTAGAATCTGTACCAGATGGACAGGTTATGGAGTGGTATAACAACACAGAAGAATCGTGGGGTAAAATTAAACCGGTATTGTCTTGGCATGTTCAAGGCGGTGTATGCCGTAAATTAATTACTCTAGTTTATAAACAAGGCAAAAGTAGAGAATATGAAGAAGTTGGTTGCTATACATTAGATAGTCAGTTTTGGACTTTTGCTCGCCAATAAATAATAGATTATGCGATATCAAACTAGTGACAAACTAATTGCTTGGCTAACATTGTTCAGCGGATTAACCATATCCGCTGTAGCCATTTATTACAGCGTAGCGGGCCTAATGGCCATTTTCTCTGCGGCTGTTATTCCTATCATTGTTATGGGTGTAGCCCTAGAAGTTAGTAAGTTAGCCGCAACTGTTTGGCTAAAACAAAATTGGTCCAGGGCACCTAACTTTATTAGAGGTTATCTATTATCCGCTATTGCTATACTAATGCTTATTACCTCTATGGGTATTTTTGGTTTCTTATCCAAAGCACACAGTGACCAAAGTCTAGTAAGCGGCGATGTTCAAAGTAAGATTGCTATCTATGATGAAAAGATCAAAACCGAAAAAGAAAATATTGAAGCAAACCGTAAAGCACTTAAACAGATGGATGAAGGAGTGGACCAAGTATTGGGTCGCTCAGCAGATGAAAAAGGTGCCGACAAGGCTGTGGCTTTGCGTAAGTCCCAGCAGAAAGAACGTGCTAGACTTCAAGCAGAAATATCACAGTCGCAGAAGTCTATCGCGGAACTTAATGATGCCCGTGCGCCTATTGCCGCCGAGGTACGCAAGGTCGAAGCCGAAGTTGGTCCAATTAAGTATATCGCATCGTTTGTCTATGGCGAGACAAATGAAACGATTTTAGAAAAAGCAGTTACCTGGGTAATCATTATTATTGTTATAGTATTTGACCCATTGGCTGTTATTTTGTTGCTGGCTAGCCAATATAGTTTCCAATGGTTTAGGAAACAAGAAGAGGAAGAACCTGAGCCAGCGCCAATTGTGCCAACTCCAATTGATGCACAGAATGAACCTAAATACGAAGCAGACGATGGTCCATTAGTCGAAGAGCAAGTCGAACAGATTAAAGAAAGTGCTGATCCGCATCCAATTGGTTGGATGTATCCTAAACACGCAGACATCCAAAACTATCAAGTAGAAGATGCCGACGATGAAGATGCTGAAATAGTAGAACATGCTAGATCTTAT